CGATGATGTCCCGGGTGGTGTTCTGCACCGTGTTCCGGGTCTCGCAGGACTGGGTAGCCAGATTGTAGTTGACGCCCTGGATAGCAGACCGGGTCTCGCAGCAGCAATCCTGTGCCTGCATCTGCATAGCAAACAGCTGCTGCATGAAAGCGGCCTGCTGATTTGCACGGCTGATCTCGGCGGACATGAAGCCGTTACTCACGGTCTGCTGGACGCCGTTGATGAGCTGTGCCTGCTGGTAGAAGCCGTCACACATACCGTTGTTTACGCCATCGATCTTGCGTTCGATGTTGGCGAAGTCGCTGGTCAGGATGTAGCCATCCACGACGCCGGCGCCGGCACCGGCGCGATTGCCGCCCCAGTTACCGCCCCAGCCGCAGAAGATGAAAAGGAAGAGCACGATGATCCACCACGAACCATCGCCGCCAAAGCCAAAGCCGTTGCCGTTGTTGGTATTGGCGGGCTGCACCGGCATAGTCAAGCCGATGTTGTCAGAAGAAAGAGACATTTTGTACTCCTTTCGAAATTTTTGATAAAAAGTGTATCTCGACCGTGGCCACGGTTACGACTTAGTGTAAAAACTGCTGGAACTGCTGAGCCATTGCCTGAAGCTGGTTGAGCTGGTCTTGGCTCATCCGCCCGGATTGCAGGAGCTTTTGCACCTCCTGCTTTGGATCGCCCTGAAAATTAGCCTTGAACTGCTGGAACTGCTGCATCATCTGCCCGAACTGACTCATAGGGTTTGGCATGGATGATGCTTTGCCGCCGCCCAGTGCATTAAAAAGAGGATTTGCCATGATCACTTGACCTCCGTTTCGGTTTTTGTGGGCTCCTGCTTTTCCAGTGCTGCACAGCGGGCTGCCAGGGCGTCAAACTCTGCCCTGGTGACAAACTCCCCGCCGGGCTGTTGGACGGCCTGAGCTGGCATCTTAGCTGCCGTGGTGCGCTCCTTGTAATCAAAGGCCCTGAGCGGCAGCGGCATTCCGCTTGCGTCCGTGCTCTTGATGTAAAAGGCGCTGTTCTCACTATCCATCAAGAGCACGCTGTTCCCGGCGGCTACCATGTAGGCCTTTGCGCCCTCTTCGCCCTGCACCCAGATGATCGGAGGCGTGGATGGGGAGCTTTGCCCTGTCGGTTGGCTCATCATGGGCGCCTGATACCCGGCATTCTGCCGCAGCTGCGTGAGCTGGTCAGGCATAGGCTGCCCGTAGTAGTTTGGCATTTGATAGCCATATGGATTGTACGGCATCGTTTAGTCCTCCTTATACCAGTAGTAGATCGGGCATTCTGCACCGCTGTCCCAGCTGTCCCACCACTTGCCGTCGATGACGGCCAGAACGTGTCCGGAGCAGCCCAGTACATACACGCCGTGCGGGTACTCACGGGCAAAATCTGCCACGGTGTAACAGGTGGCGCAGTCCGCCTCCACCATGCGGCGCTTGTAACCCTGCTTTTGGAGGTATGCGCCCCATGTGCGGTTGGCGCTGGGCATATCGCCGAGGGCGTAACCAGTGAGCGCAAGTGCAATATACGCTTGCTCCCAGCTCCGGCCTGTGGCTGCTGCTACCGCCCGCACGGCACAGTCTCCGACGCTGCTCCCGTGGGGGTTAGGGTTAAACTTGTGCCACATGGCGCTCACCCCCTTCTATCGCGCCCAGTGTACCGCACTGGCAAAAAACGAGCGACAACGAAGGTACAACGAAGGACAAAAAGCTCGATTAGAACTAATACAACTAATACAAAATAGACAAAAAAGTAAGGCAAAGTTTGGTGACTATGTCTGTATCAGTTGTATTAGTTTTGTGGTATAATAATGGTGTCAAAGGGAACGCAAAAACAACGCAGGAGGAGCAAAAATGAAATACTCTTGGAATACAGCCCGTGGCGCAAAAATCGACCTCGACGTTGACAAAAAGGTTGTCACCGAAGAAACCATCTGGAGTGATGGCAACGAGGCCACCGTGCCGTGCCACAAATGGCAGTACACCATCAATTCCCTGTTGGTGAATGGGAAGGAGATGAAGGAGGGCGCCTACAAGCAGCAGATCGGGCGCTGGCCGGAGAACGTGCATTACGCTTTCGGCGTGTATGTGATGGCCAATGGCAAAAAGCAGCAGGCATTCGTCGAGATCCCCGATGAGATCGAGAACGAAATCTACGGCGAAGAGCGGGCCTATCAGAAAGCAAAAGTCGAAAAAGAACTTGCTGTTGGCGAAGAATACGAAAGCCATTACAACGCCGTGATGGATATGCTGAACAAGTAACGAGTAGGAGGACACTATGGAAAACAACACCATCCGAAATCTGGGCAAGCTGTACCGCTTGCTGGACGAAGCTTGCAACCCCGACCATGTAAATCAGGCAGACCTTGACAACGCAACGAGATTCCCTGTGCGTGGCGTAACGATGAAGATTACGCTGGCGCACAAGCTCCATAAAATGACCCCGGAGCTTGACAACGCCTGCGCTTACGTCCTGAAGGATGTAGACCTTGAGGACGTGGATAACAGCTTTGCGCTCAAAGCATTGCCGTTGCAGCAGCAGGGCATGTTCCAAATCGGGTATATGTCGCCCGATTACAAGACGCTTGGCGTGTCTGCCGTCAAAATCAAGGCAGCCAGAGAAAGCGCAGGATTAACCATCCGGGCCTTGGCAGAAAAAACCGGGCTGTCCACTGCAACCATTCAGCACGCAGAGTCCGGCAAGGCAGTCTCGAGAGTGTCTACCCTCGAAAAGATCGCAGCCGCTTGCGGCGTTACCATCGCTGATTTACAGGGATGAGCCGCATGATATAGCCGCCATGCGAATATCGAGTGGTTTCCGGGCGATTGCATCCTCCATGCGTGGCGTATATTCCCGGAAACGCCAGGTACAAAGTTATAAGGGACGGAGACTTGCCGGGCTTCCGTGTCCCAAAAAATAAAAAATCCCCCGATGCTCCAAACGGAACACCGGGGGTTTTCTGTCAGTTACGGTTTGCCAACGTGCATAGGGATATAAAAAGGAATAAATCGCTTCCAGCTATGGCAATGTCTAGGCCAAAACCGAACGAGATACCAATCGCCAAACAGGTGGAAAGTTGTATAGTATTTTGCAATTCTTGCAATCCGTTCTTCTTTTGTTTTAACCATTTTGCAACCCTCATATAATGGTACGCACTGTGGGGATTTTTATGCCGCCAAAACGGCAAAGTCTAAAATCAAAAGCGGAACCGCCCACAGGCAATACCGTTCTCTACAAAGGCCGCAGTCTTTCAAATCATAAATTGTATGGCGTATAATGCAAAGACGCATATACCGATAAAACCACGCCTATAAATGCACTATGCCAAAACGGAAGGACGGCTTTTAGAACGCTTGATGTCGCTCCAAAAATAATCAGAGCGAACAAAACACGGGACAAAAAGTGATATATTTTATTTGCCATAATTCATATAAAATCGTCTCCCGCATGGTATGCACTGTAAGTAGGCGGGCGGGAGACTGTATCAAATATCCCCCCTAATGCGCTTCTTTGAGAGGCCGGGTGGATTTGTTGATGTTATTATACCACAATCAATCCGTCACGACAAGAACCAGCGCAGGGCCGTTGACGCTGACCTCTGCGTCCTGATATGGCTCGACAATGGTCGTTTCCACGCCCTCGCGTTTGCGAAGCTCTGTAACAAGATTTGCGGTCGGAACATTTTCGAGGTTCACGGTGAGCTCCTTTCGTCTAGCTTTTCATCAATAACTTTCAGCCGGTAGCCTATCGCCGTCCGGCTGTAATGGGTCTGTGCTGCAATGTCCGGCAGCGGGAGCCGCTCAACGTACCGCAGTAAGGCTATCTTACGGTCTACCCTCCCAAGCGGTGCGTTTTTAATGGCGGCGGTCATCTGCTGTCGGTCAAGTCCTTGCAGCGCAGCGGGCAGCACTACGCGAGCCGCCGCCACAGGCAGCACCGAGCCAAAAAGGCTGCGGCAGCTGTCCGGCGTTGCGCACTCGAGCGGTCACGGCACGGGGATGTCCCATTTTGCCGCCGTTGGCAAAATGGTCACACACCGCGGGCCACAAAATCGGGTACGCACGCTGATCATAATAATAGCGCGGTATTTGCTCGTATGTAGTGCTTGCCATAATAATCTCCTTACTGTTTTTCCAGCGCCGCCCGGGCGCGGTCGAAGAAAAATTGAATCACGATGCCGATGGTCTCATCGGTGATGGCCCAGCTGATGAACCTGCCGTATTTGCTGGCGCTCAGAGCGGCCCGGAGCATCTTGACGACCCACGCCTTGCGCTCTGCGCCGCGCTTCGTACCCTGAATCTCCTGCTCTGCCTGCTCGATGAGGTCCAGCACCAGCGGCTTTACCGCTGCGCCATAGCCCAGCCGGACGCAGCCCAGGGCGTAAAAGATAAAGCCGCCCAGCATGAGCACGAGGGCCACAGGGGCGGGAATGACGCCCAAAATGTTATTGATTGTTGCCATGTATTACTCTCCTCTCTCTTTTTCGAGGTCTGCAATGCGGTGGTTTGCTACCTTCATCTGTTCTTCAAGCACCGGGATGCGCTGGGCGAAATTGTTGTGTGTCCGGACTTCCCGGGTCAGCTCTTCCAGCTTGGTCTCGGTCACAGCCTGCTGCTTGTCCAGTTTGGCGTCCATGCTCTGGGCGGTGTGGTTGTTGGAGACGATCACGCCGATCAGGCTCAGACCGCCGGTGATAATGGCTACGATGATTGCTTCGCTCATGCGTCCTCCCGGAGACGGGTCAGACCCTTCTTACGGATGATTTTGGGGTAGTTGATGGTGGTGACGTTGAGGTCTACGTCGCCGGAGATGCCCGGCACGCTGCCCTTGCTGGTGTGCTGGTGAGCGTTGTAGTTAAACGTCACGTTGGGCGTCTTTCCGGTGTAGTCGGCAAGCCAGACGTCCCACCGAGAGGACAGCCGAGCCATGTCCAGCTCGTACTTGTAACCGGTGTAGGTGTACAGTTGGGCGTAAAAACCCATCCGCTCCACCTGTTCCAGCGCGTAGGCAGTGAGGTTGGTTAGGTCGAGGGTGCTCATGGGTTTGAGCTTGTTTTCCTCCACATCCACCGCCACAGGCAGGGTCAGCTCCTTGCCGTAGACCGCCTGCCGCAGAAGGGCAAGCTCTGCATCTGCCATAGCCTCGCTAGTGGCGTAGGTGTAGTAGTAGACGCCCACGTCCAGCCCGGCAGCCCGGGCGTTGCGGTAGTTGGTCTCAAATGTCGGGTCGACGTACAACCCGTCCTTGCGTTTGCTCAGCTTGCTGTTGGTGGATACCGTCTTGAGCATGACGCCCTTGTAACCAGCCGCTTTGATCTTGCGCCAGCCGTCGAGGCTGATTTTGCCCTGATACCGACTCACGTCGATGTAGCGGTAGGGTGGTGCGCCCTCCCAGCCGGGAGGAGCAGCGCCCTGGGTGTCCACGGTGGACACCGGGTCAGAGATAGAGGAATCTGCCGCCCGGCAGAGGGCGGAGAAGAGGGAAGCGAAGAAGTTGAGGATGGTGTGCAACATTTTGAGACTCCTTTTTGTTTTTAAGGTTAGATAAAGCTTCCTTTAGTTAAGTAATCACATTGACTTCACTTTGCCTATGATTTTCCAACACAATTTTTCAAAGCACGCTCTGTTTGGATGCAATCTGTCAGAAGTCCATGTATCAATGTTTTTTGCATTAACTCCACCCCGATGAAACATATCAAGGATTTCTATACCATAGATTTCAGCAGTTTCAACAACGGCATTAGCATAATCTTCAAGTGTTTTTGATGTTGTTGGGTTAATTCTAAATCCCCTATCATCGACTTCCCAATCGTCGGTATTAGTTGTCAATCTCTGCAATGGTGTAATCAACAATAGTTTACAATTTGGTAGACGTTCTGATACACACTCGCATACGTGCTGAACAGCACCGTAATAAGTGTTGTTATCGTTATTCAACAATGAGCCTAATGAAATACCATTGTACCAGTCGTTAGTTCCTGCCCACACGATCATAACGTCAGCACTATCTATATTATCAACAAAATTAGCAATAGCCGTCATATTACCACCACTTTGTGCTTCTACTTCATAATTCATCCCCAAAATTTGTGCAAACATTTCTTCCCAATAGTGCATTTGGGTAAGACTATCACCAATCATTACAGCCTTTTTGCCAAACCATTGAGTTTTCAACGATTTTCTTGGGGAATTATACTCAAAATATTCGCTCATACAAGGATATTCATTTGGTACAATCATAACAGTGTCTATTTCTGTTGCAAGAAATGAGCATCTAACATATACGGCTTCAGAATCAGTAGTAGTATCAATTACGATATACCTTGCTTGTACTCCCCTAACCAAAGTAGTTCCATCTTTTTTCCATAAAGTCCATACTGGGACTGTATTTTCAAATCTATTCATGGATAAGTTTGTATAATCTTTTATCTCAATAAGACCTGTTGAGTGCTGATAACTGTTTATAATAAATTTGCCACTTATATCATACATACCTGTTAAATCTGCTTGCGATTTATCAAATAGATTTATTGTGGTATTATCAATCACAAAGTTGTTTGAAACATCATTAACTGCATTTGAAACATCATTAACTGCATTTGAAACATCATTAACAGTCTCAGACATGTATTTTACAGTCTCATAAATTGAATACTCAACACTTTCTAGTGTAATCGTAACATCATCTGACGATGTATTTGAATAGTTTTGGAAAGAAAGACCAAATTGAACACTCTTACTCCCCTTGTTATCTTCTGGAATTTCTAGCAGTATATTAATATTGGGGAAGTCTGTAATTACATTTGAACAACTAACAGCAGAACCACCAACATACGCAAAAATCTTAAATTTTTCATATTCTCCTGTTTGGGTTGTCTTGATTTTTACAAGAATCTTTTTACCTTTGATTTTATCGGCATAGATCCCCTGTACTAAATAAATATTGCTTGAACCACCAAATGAACCGCTCGGAATTGTGATTGTTCTATCACTTAGTGTTGCTCCATTTTCCAAAGTGCTTCTAAGCTGTTCAGAAAAAACAATTTCAGTGTTTATGGCACTAAGTTCAATTCTGTTTTGTATATTAACTATATCTTCCTTTAGGTTCTTCACGCTCCCATCAAGCTGCTTATAAGCATCCAGCACGCTCTCATAGCCGCTGGCGATAAACTCGCGCACATCCTTGCCCAGCACAGCCTCACGGACGCCCTTGATGGCTGCCGTCATTTTGCTCACAATCTCATCAAAACTTGCCATAATTTACTCCTTTACTGTGCTGACGTTTAGCTTTTAGTGGGTATTGGATTGCCATTGAGGTATCCCATAGAGCTTAAAGCGATACTGTACGCCATAGATGCTTTGTGGCTGCTGAGGGCCTGTAGGTCTGAGATAGAGTAAAAATTCGTCCCAAACGTAAACTTTTTCTTGTCGGGCGCGTCCAGAGGTTCGACCACCTTAGAAAGCAGGAGCAGCGTGTCAAGGCCGTGAGGCTTCGAGATGACGCGGGTCTTTTTCATCCAGCCCAGACGCTCTACGTCGATACCGGCGTCGTGCAGGTCAACGGCGCTCACCTCGATGCCCTCAAGATAGCGCTGCTGACACCTTCGAAGCTCTTCGTTCGCGGCGTCCAGCAGCTTTTGATTTGTGGACGCCTTGCCGTCAAGGACGATGACTTTGGTGATGATGCCGTAGACTTTTTGAGCTTCGAAGTCGTAAGCCGTTTGGCTGATGGTCTTTGTGCTCTTGAAGATCCACCAGCCCTTCGACTTGTAGCCCACCGCGATGACCCTAGTGACGATGTCATCGGCCTTGACGTAGTTGGTCAGATCGAGCATATTGACGCCAAACTCCACAGGCTGCGGGTTCGTCTCTGTGATGCCGTCATCGGCCAGATAGTCCAGATACCGGGTCTTTCCGTCGTCAGAGTAGCGCACGGCAAAATAACCGCCGTACACGTCCGTCAGCTCGGATTGCAGGATGTCCCACGTGGTGCCGAAGTTCTTGCCATCACCAAAATCGAGGGCCTCGTTGGTCGAGGCGTCGAAGTCGTGCAGATAGTAACCCGTGCAGACCAACCATCTTCCCGTACTGGGGTTGTAGAGCTGAATCGCTCCATCATCGGTCAGCCTCCAGCCCGCCAGCGGGGTGGTGTCGACGGTGTAGATGTATTTCGAATCTTTCTGCACAGTACTCAGTGAATAGAAATTGCCATTTTTGTAGGCCACGTTTCGCTCCACTGTATACGTCGTGACATAGGAAGGGCTGCTAGGGTCACGGCCATCATTGGAGACAATGCGTATCACACTGCCTCCGTTAATGTACCCAGCTGGGAGATCATAGTCACTTGATGTATCGCATAGCCATCTTCCGTCAGCGTCCTCTAGCCAATAGTCGACTTCGTCGTCGCTGTCTCTATGGTATTTTGCTACGCACCCGCGCATGTAGACCGTCTGAAAGCTCTCCTGCGGGCCTTCTGCAAAAACAGTGACATCGCCCACCGTAAAGGCTTTGTATTTGTCGGTCTGGCTGTTGTGATTGCGGATGACATTTTCCAAAAATTCCCGGATGCTGATATTTGGGTACCGATAAGGGGTGAGCGCGGTATCATTGAGATACGCGAGCTCACCCTCACAGTACACTTTTTGTCTCAGGTAAAAATCCATGTCGTGGCTCATGACCCGCCCGCGCCAGATGGGCGTGCCGTCCTGCTCTACCTCCACAATGGTCTTGAGCTTTTGCAGCGCCGAGTGGGCAACATTGCCCAGCGGGAGTGTAAACTCAAAACTGCCAGCCTTACCGGCCTCACGGGTGAGAGTCGGGGAGATGAGCAGCGTAGCCGTAGTGCGCAGGTCTTCGCCAGTCGGGTCATAGATGCAGGCTTTGGTGTCCCATACGCCTACGGCGGTCTGGGTGCCTGCATAGACTTTGTAACTCACAGACTTTTTACCTCCGTTGCCGTATCATAAATAGTGTCTGTCTCAAAGTTAAAGGTGTCCCACTCCCAGTCAGCGCCCGCCTCAGCGGTGAGGTTGACCTTGTAGGGGTTGCAGATGCCGGAGATGGTAAAGACATTCTCCCACCGGTCGCGGCTCTGGGGGGTCACTGTCCAGTAGCCCTCCCAGTACCACGACGGGTCATCATCAAAGATGCAGCGCAGCCACTGTCCCTGCAAAGCGTTTTCGAGGGCGCTCTGGATGCTGGGCCAAAGCTTTTTTGGCTTGACACACTTGAGGGTGATAATTATCTTGCGCTGGGTGTAATGGACTTTGCCGTCCAGAGATTTGGAGAGGTCCAGAATACGGTCGCTAAACGGCACCTTTATGAGTAGGCTCTGGTCCGGTTCTGCCGGGCCGACGGTCGTACCGCCCACCACGATGTAAAGCCCCCAATCCTTGAGGGTGTGGTAATCGCCCAGCTGGACGCCTTGTAAAGCTGCCATTTAACCACCTCTTGCTTTCCGGGCCGCGCGGATGCCCAAATCTCCATCAATGCCATTGGTGAGTGTCGGCTGCATTGCACCCGCAAGAGCCTGCACACCGTTAGCGTCGATGACCAGCGTACCGGTGCCGATAGCCGGGAGGTGCTCATCCAGCGAGTTGGAGATCCGCTGCAATACGCTGAGCTGCTGCTTGCCGGTGGTGTCCTGCTGACTGCCAGCAAACGGCGACGCGGTGACGCTGCTGTAGCGGTTGAGCTGGTCGGCGCGGGCAGAAAACTCTGCCAGAGAGTCATACACCGGCGTTGTGCCGTAGGGGCTCTTGTAGTTGTTGGTGACGTCGTTATCACGGCTGCTGCGCCACTTGGCAAACGCCGCGCCGCCCACAAGGGCCGTCAGACCGAGGATAGCGGCCACCACGGGGTTTGCTATGATAAAGCCCACAATGCCGCTGAGAGCTTTTGTAATGACGCCAGCCATGCCAGAAAAGTTTCCGGCGATGCCCGCCAGCTTGGCACCCATGCCGCCGGACTCGCCCAGCCCGTTTATGACCTGAGAGAGGCCCTGCACGGCCACTTTTGCGTCGTTGGCGTCCGAGGTAATGCCATCGGCGAGCAGCTTGTGGAGCGTATCTTTCAGGCCGCTCATACCGCCGCCGGAATAGCTGTCGTTGATAGCAGTGAGGGCGTCCAAAAACCATTTGGAGATGATGTTGCGCTGCTCTTGCGTGACCTCGCCCCAAATCAGCTTTGCAAAGTCGGTGGCAAGGCTCGTCCAGTTGCCGTTTTTGAGGTCGGTGAGCACACTTTGGAGCGTCCCCATGATGCCGTTTTGCCATTTGGTCTTGGCCTCGCTGAGATTTTTGTCAATACGAGACTGCATCTCAGAGACAGACAAAACCACCTTGTCGCAGGTCTGGTTGACCGTAGTGGTGATTTTGCCATCGGCATCGGTCACATTTTTTGTGACCTTTCTAATGGTCTTTTCGACGCCGTCCACTACCTCAGTCCACGAGTCGGTGATAGTCTGCACCGTCTCTTTGGTGGTGCCTTTGAGCTGCTTAGTGGTGCCGTCATAGACGTTGTAGGTGTTGTCAGCAGTCTCTGTTACACGCTGGATGCTGCCAACGATGTTGCCAGTACCAGCAAGTATCTCCTGAGAGGTCTCCTTGATGGTATCGGCCAGCTTTTTAGTATCAGCGGCGACGGCCTCGGGGGGATTCGTTTTGGGCGTTCCGCCAGTCGGGCTTGTAGTGATGGAGCTGCCGCCGTTCCCGTTTGCCGCAGCAAGCTCGGCCTGACGTTCTGACCAGCTCTTGTTGCTGATGCCGACACCCTCTAATGCATCCTGCCGCAACCGGTCGCGGTTGCGCTGCTTCTGCTGGTCGGCGGCATATTCTTCGTAGGTGTCAAAATCGGCAGTTGCCGCTTTGCCAAGAAATCGGTTGAGCTTGTAACTCAACTGGTCAAGCCAAGTCACTGCAGAGGATGCAAAGTCGTCAAACTTATCCTTTGCGCTGCTGATGGGGTCAGACAGGCCAGTAATAGCCCCGGCAAGTCCGATCCAGCCGTCGGTTTTATACGCCTCTATGGCGGCCACAGTCATATCATTAAGATTTGAGATGACCATTCCGATGCCATTGGACAAATCGCCGGTCATGAGTCCGGCCAGCTGCTTGACGTTATCGCCCAGCGTAGACACGCGGCCATTCATGGTCTGGCTCTGAGTGTCCATGGCGTTGTAATATCGCCCGCCCTCTTCGCTGGCCGCGATGAGTGCCTGAGACAGGGTATCGTAGCTGATGGTCATGTTCTGGACTTCCTGCACCGATTTCCCGGTGTAGTCGGCCAGAACCTGATAGACATTGATACCGGCATAGGCAAACTGCTTGATGTCGATGGCGGACGCCTTGCCAACATTGGCGATCTGCTGCAAATTGGCGGCCATGCGGGACAGCTCGTCGTTTCCGCCGCCGGTAGCAGATACAGCGTCGCCCAGCGCCATGATGACCTTGCGGGAGTAGCCTGCATTTTCGCCGGCGCTGATGAGCAGCTGGTTGGCCTGCGTCAGAGCTTCCACGTTGAAGGGCGTCCGGGCGGCGTCCTCCTGAATGGCTCCCATGGCCTGCTGAGCGGCCTCGGCACTGCCCAGCATATTGGTAAAGCCGGTGGTATACTTCTCGATCTGGGCGTTGTACTCGATGCCTGTCTGGACAAATCCCACAGCAGCATCAAGCGCTTTGCTTGCCAAAGTGGTCAAAACATTGCCCAGGATCTGCCCTTTTGCAATAGAGCCTGCAAGGCCGCTTTCGGTATTTCGGGTCGAGTCGCCGAAGTTTTCCATGTAGGTGCTGGCATTGTTCAGCGCCTGCTGTACCTCGGCCAAATGCGTACGCTCGGCTTGCAGCTGAGTCAAAAGAGCTCTGGTCTCTTTCGACGTCTCACCGGTGGCTTTGGCCTGCTCATTGTACTTTTGGGCGGTCTCATTGACCCGCTTTTGCAGGTCTGTGTACTCTTTGCTGAGAGCCGCCACCATTGTCTTTGTGGAGGCTTTGGTCTGCTCAATGCTCTGCTGATACGCCGACGTATCAAGGCCGACTGTAGCCATCAATTCAAAGAGCTTCAGGTTTCTTCACCTCCATTCAAGCCATTTTTGATTCTCTGTATCACTTCTTCGGCGCTTTGCTGTGGCTCTGAGGGACGGGGGGCGATGATTCCCGCCACCCGGTCAGCCCAGCGCTCTTCTACGCCTGCAAAGCTTGCCAGCGTGTCCGTCATGTATGCCCGGTAGCTCAAAGCAATAGCCTCTTGCCTCCGGGTGTTCATGATGTGCTGGACGATGTAGGGCTTGCCGATGAGCCGCAGCATATCGAGCCGAATGGACGAAGTCAGGCGTCGATACTCGTCTGGCCCAGCTTCACCAACGATAACAAAAAATCCAGCACGTCCTTGTCCTCGATGGTGGCAGTGATAACACGCAGGGTCTTGAACGGCGTCATGGTCTCTGGCTTGCCGTCCTTGTCCACGTCTGGCTCATAGAGCAGCGGAAGCAGCTTGGCGGTAGCCTCAGCGTTCTCAAAGAGCAGGCTTTTCGCCATTGCCTTGAGGTTTTTTCGGCTCTGTTCTTCCCTCTTCTGCTTCTTTTCCTCTTCGGTCTCGCTGCCGTTGAAAGCCGGCATGACCTTGCGCAGCTCCATGACTTTGGTCTTGGTCAGCAGGTCAGACACCGCGTCAGCGATAAGCCAGCAACGCCGCAGGAACTCGGTTTCGTCCATCTGGTTCAGGGTTTTCATGTTGTAACCTCCTTATGCTGCGGCCTTGGGGCTGTAGTACCACTCCATAGGCACCACGTCACTGCCCAGACGGGGGCAGCCGGTCAGGGTGACTGCAATGTTGCCCTTGCCCTTGTCGGTCGTCTTCAGGGTCAAACCGCCGGTGGACAGTGCATTCATCAGCCGGACTGCAACCATACCGCCATCCAGCGTGTCTCCAACCCACCAGATGTCCTTGAAGTCGCCGGTGCTGGCGGCGGGATTCAGCGTCATGCGGGGCGTGACCTTCTTGTCACTCACATCCGCAGCGCCCATCGCCAGCTTGATAACGTCCGTTGTGGCATTCAGGGCCGTAAAAGCCAGCGTGCAGTCGTAGCTCTCGATCTGCATCAGCTCTGCAGTGTTCTTCTGGGCGTTGTCCACGTCCGCGCCCAGATCGGTGAAGTTTGCCTTGCAGGTCGCGGTGATGCCGCCGGTCGTGGCAGTGATAATGTCTGCGTCCTGAACTTCGGTCTCGCCGGTTACATCAAACTTGTTGACCACGATGCCTGCGTTGAACTGCATGGATTCGAACGCTTTCTGCGAAATTTTGGAAAATTTTCTTGCCATATTGCTCCTTTACTCACGGTATAAACCGTGTGAGTTCAAAATTGAGGTATTCGCACAGATAGCCCTCTGGCGGGTTGTCAAGCGGCTGCGCCCACGGGACGCCTTTGTGCAAAAGAATAGCGCCGCCCTCGCATTCAATGGTCAAACCATCTGCAAGGGCTGCGCTTATCCTGTCTTCGGTCTGTAAGATGGGTAAACGCCCCGCGCTGCTTGGATACCACAAGCGGGCGTGGAACGACACTTCCTCGTTCCAGCTGCCGGGGACGGCGGGCTTGTAGGTCAGATACGGCAGTTCTGCGCCGGGAGGGATGTTATCTTCCAAGTAGCCGGGGATTCCAAAGCCGTTGAAAAAAGTGTTCAGCGCCCGGTTGACGCTCTCAGACGGCCCCATTACGGCAGCACCGCCTTTTTACACTTCACGGCCCGCAGGCCCATGCCGGATTCCGGCGGGGCGTTGCCCTCATCGACTGCGCTCGTCGCCTGAAAAATCTGCCCGTCGCTTACCCGCTTGATGTAGTCCGGGAAAGCCAGAGGCACACCGGTGTTGACCAGCAGCGTATAGGTGGACGCTGTAGCCGCCTGCTCTGCAACCTGAGCCTCCACGGTGGTGTCGTGGCGCTCTACGGCCCCAAATTCCGGGCCGTCCGTCCAGCTGGACACAAAGCCGCCAACACCGTCCGACTCATAGCTGCGGGTCTGAAAACGGTATTTTTTCGTAAAGCTCTGCATCACGGTGGATGCAGTGAATGCGTTGACCATGTCACATCTTCCTCCACTGGTTGATCTCAGATTTATAGCGAGTTTTGCCGTCAGCGGGCAGTCCGTCCGCGCCGGTAGCCATCGTGCCGGACCAGCCGCCGAAGGACTGGGACACATACACGCCGCCTGACGGCAGCGCCTTGTCGTATGCGTCGATTTTTTTGGACAGCGCCACAAAGGCAGGCGGCACGCGCATGGGCTGCACCGTGCCGTTAAAGGTTTCCGCCACCAAATCACCGTCCCCTGCCTTGTGTACGCCATCGTTGAAGATGGATCCGCACACGAGGAAATACTGCCCCGGGACTACCCCGGCGGGAACGGTATCCGGCTCAAAGGCAAACTCCCCCGCAATGGGGTCGTCTGCCCGGTCAAAGAAATTGTGCGTCAGTGCGCACAGCTCAGGGACGGTCATTGGACGCCTCCTGCTCAAAAGGGGCAATTACTCGCCCGGGGTGATAGTCTGGACAGAGATGCCGTCCAGATACTCAGCGAACAGGGTCATGCCCATGATGGCGAAGCTCTCAGAGACCGCGGTGTGGTAGTTGCCCTGAGTGTGGAAGCCGATGAGGTTGCTTGCCTCGCCCGCAGTGGTGTAGACCAGACCGGCCTTGGAAAAGTCGCTGTCGGCGGGGTCAACATAGTACAGGACGATGTTGTCCACCGGGGTTGCGATGACCTTTCCTCGTGCGATTTCGCCGCTGGAAAGCAGGAAGATGGTGTTGTAGCCCATGAAGTCCTTGATGTACGGGAAGCCGAACTGGTTCTGGACAGTGATGTTGGCCGCGCCCAGGTACTCGTACACATCCAGAATGTTGGCGAAGCCCACGACGCCGGTGACGGTGCGGTGCATGTTCTTGAACTTGTCCTCAACGCTGCCCTTGGCCATCGCCAGAGCCATCTGGAAGGTCTTGGGGGTGCCTTTCAGGGTGCCGGTGTTCAGGTACTTGTAGAAGCGGTCGGTGACGTTTGCGGTCAGCTGGTACAGGAACTCGTCATCGGTCTTCTGAACAGCGACATCGTAGCCGTACTTCTTGATGGCTTCCAGAGAGACGGCTTTGGCGAACTTTTCGACAGTAATATCAGCATAGGTCTTTTCTTTGACGGTGAATTTGCTGTAGGGGATCTCCTCTCCCTCAGCAACAGTGCCGCTCTGAAGCGTACCCTCGGCGTACTTGCTCTTGAGGGTAGTGCCGGGCTGCATCCGAATGGGGCGCATGATGCCCATGATGTCGCGCAGATGCTGCCAGTTGCGCTGGAAGCGGGTGACGAAGTCGATTTCTCGGGGATTGACGGTAATGTCGGTAGTTACGATAAGGTTTTCTTTTGCTGCCATGTGTTATTCCTTTCCGCCGCCCGTGAAAAGGTCGGCATTTGCAGCAATCGCGGCCTGGCGTTCGCCAGCATCCTTGATTGCAAAAATTTGGTCTTTTGTCATTTTTGAGCCGGTGTTGGTGGGCGGGGTGTCCACCTTTGCGCCGGTGGTCGTGGTTGTAGCCACAAAGTCACCCCATACGTCTTTCTGGCTGTCCATGAACTTCTTTGCGTCCTTGACCTTGCCGTTCTCGTCCAGCTCCAAAGCATCAATGTCCGCGCCGGTCATTTTTACAACGCGGTCAAAGTGCTTTTCCAGCACGCCATTGTCCTTCAGCAGCTGCTTGTATGCCGCTGCTTTCGTGGCCCGGGTATCCTTCTGGGTCTGCTGGGCCTTGTAGTCGGTCAGCGCCTTTTCGGCGGCTTCCTTGCCGCTGTTGGCTGCATCGCGATCCTTTTCGGCCTGTGTGCGGGCTGTTTTTTCTGCATCCAGCTGGTCTTTGAGTTCGTCCGTCTCCTTGTGCAGGGCGTCCAGAATGGCTTCGACCTTGTCATCGTTGGAGGTTTCGGGGTTCTCCAGAATCGTGCGGATGTCAGCTCTTTTGAGTGCCATGTAATAGTCCTTTCTGCCCATGCTCGGGCTGGCGTGCTCGCCATCGGATTTGTGAATTGCCTACGTTTTGTAGGCGGTTGCCGGACGTGCTGCCGGTGTGGTGCCGCTTGCAGGAATCGAACCCACGGCCCCCGGATTACAAATCCGGCGCTCTGCCAACCTGAGCTAAAGCGGCATAAAAAAGCGGCTGACGCTGTGCGCCAACCGCTGAGTATTTAGTTTTAGAGCGAAAATTCACAGTCTGTGTCTGTAGGATAGTCCTGCGCTTCGGCCGGAACATAGACCAAAACAGAAATTTTGGCTTTACCCTCGCCGTATGCGTTATCACACATCTCCTGAAGCGCTTTACGTGCCTGAGCACCAGCCGCAAACAAATCTTTGATTTTTTCGGCGTTTTCTTGTGCTTTTATAGCGGCTTGAAGCTGTTCGTTCCAAGTTTCGCTTTTGGCCATGCTTATACCTCCTTGTTTCCTTCTTCCACCGCGATCTCTCGCAGCTCGTCAATGTGCTCTTCCACCGCCGGGCGCAGGAACGGTCTGGCTTTCATGCCCCGGGTAAAGTGCCACTTGCCGTTAAAGTCCTTCCAGACCCACGGCGTTTTGCGCCCGTTGCCCTTCTCTGCAAAAACACCTGTTCCCAGCTCCACATAGACGCTGTAAAACAGGTTGCTGCCGATAGTCACGGTCTTTTTTGCAAGGTCTACGGCGTAGGTCAGGCTCTGCTTGAGCGCACCGCCCACGTAGCCCTCAATGCCCGTGCTGTCTGCCGTGCCGGTAGGCACAAGCAGCTGGGCGTAGTCCTGCACCTTCATGCCCCAGATGGTAAGCACCCGCTCCGCCCATCTGTCCAGCGCCTCATGCAGCTGCGGGGTGTTGTCGGTGAATTTGATGTTGTAGTTAAACTCCATGTTTTACTCCATGTATAACAAAACCCCGCCCCGGTGTGGGGCAGGGTCAGTTATTCGGTTAGGCAAACATTTTAGTTTGACCGTTGACGTTCTGAATCATCATTGCGGTGTTGGTGCTGGGCTTCCATCGGTTGACGTACTCAATGGCTTCATCGAACCGCTTGCGTGGGATATTGTTGCGGGCGTTGACCCTGAACCAGTTCTGCAAATCCTTGTTGCACTCACAGAACACGCGTCCACGAACATGAACATCTTCGTATGCGGGAGAGTTCTTGCCGCCCAGAACGTCCACAATGACGCGATGATTAACCGCGTTCGCCAGCGTTCTCTGCTGTCCGTAGTCGATAACGGCGTTGTTCTCCAGCGCTGTCACACGCTGGTCAAGCTGCACCGTCCGGTTGTCCAACACGAAAATGGCTTGCAGTTCCTTTGACATGGGAGCCATGATCTGCTGGGTGCTCTCCTTCTCCAGCTCAATGAGCTTCTGCCGGATAGCCATGCCCTGCGGGGTGCGCTGAATCATTGCAATGTGCTTCGCCATGTCCAGTGTCATGATGTGGTCATCGAGGCTCTGCTTGTTCTGGGGGTGTACCGTTTGGTACGGGGTATAATCTTCGCCCTCTGCAAAGCCATACTCAGACATACGTGCAAACCATTTGGAATAACGCTCGACGATGCCCAGCTTCTCGTGAAGTTCGCGTCCCATGACAACCTTGTTGCCTTCATCGGTGGTGTACACCGGAATGATGTCCTTGCTGAAAATCTGAATATTGCTCATTTGTTGTTCTCCTGTTCTGCTTCTGCTTCTTCAAGGTCTGAGTGCAAATCGTTCAGGTTGCGCACCACAGCTTGAAGCACGGCGTTGAAATTCGGTGTGTCACCCCACATGATCTGTACTTCGCTTACAGTGTGGGTGCGCTCGTAGGTATCGGTTTTGTGGCTCTCCTCGAACCAATCAGAGAAAACCGCCAGAAGCTGGAGAGTGTTCTCCACCTGCCCAATGGCAAGCCCAACGTCATAACTTTGTCTTTGCATTGCTAAAACCTCACATTTTACTTGACAAATCGCTTATAAAAAAATAAAATGGAGGTGCAAGGGGCTTTTGTGGTTATTGGTCTCTGGCGTTTAGCGGTTCAGCGTTCCAGCGCTGGCCGCTTTTTTATATGCGTCAAATCGTGCCAACTGCTCGGCTCTGGTGAGCTTTGCAAACTCCTTGCTAGTCACGGAGCATCACCTCCCGGTATTTGCTCCCTTGCACCTCTGACCTCCTTCCCATGAATCTATTATACTACGTTTTGCGTAATTCGTCAATACGTTTTTCGTAATTTCTACGAATATTTTTTACGCTTTGCGTATTGACTATTAACGGATGGCGTAGTATTATAGATGTAGGAAAAGAGGTGTTAGAAATGTCGATAAGCTATCACTTAAAGGCCTTGCTCGCAGACGCAAACATGACCCAAAAGGAACTCGCAGAAGCTACCGGGATTAGACCGCCTACCATATCAGCAATCTGTCTTGGCACTATCAAGCAGTTTCCCGTTGGGGCGCTTGACAAAATTTGTGAAGTGCTTCATTGCCAGCCCGGCGATATACTGGAATATATCCCGGATGGCTCGAACAAGCCGCAAACGGACGCTGAAACCGATGCCCTGCGTGCGGCTTTGCTTGACCAAATCAAAGGTCTATGAACTTTAGGCTCTGCCGGGCGGCAGGGCCTTATTTTTATGCTTCATTTTCGTTCCTTCTTTCTCTTGCGCTCTTCCGCCCACCACATTTGCTCTTTCTCTTTGCCGCCCTTGGATTTATACCACTCGGTGTAGGTCATAGCCGGAACCGCTTTCTTTACGGCCACCTTGATCGGCTTTCCCTTGGCATTTACCATGCCTGTATCCTCATATGTGACAATGTTTTCCCGCTGCATGGCCTTCTGCCGGGGGTACTTGCCCAGCGCAGAGGACAGCACACAGCGGCAGTGGTAAACCATCTCCGGGGCTGCGTTAGGGTCGCCGGGGTGCTGTATCTCGTAGCCCATGACCTTAAACGGCTCGTCAAGCTCTGCCGTCTGCTGGTCAAGCAGGCGGTGCATCTCACGGGTGCGGTAGTCGTGGGTAGAGTTCCACCGCTTTTTGACCTCGATGCCCAAAGCCTGAGCGTTGCGCATCTGCTGCAAAGCCCCGGCGTTCTGGGCGCTGGTAAGGGCTGTGATGGCGTTGTTCATCGCCCAGTGGATCTCTGTGTCTGTCATGCCGTTTACGGCCTGCACGGCGATGTCGTGGACGCTCTTGCCCTGCACAATGCCCTGCATGACATAGCGGTTGAACACCCGAGCGTCATAGGTGCGGTTGCTCTCGCTCTTGATGCGCTTGTTTGGCACCATGCGGGGGCTCTTCTTCAGCAGCAGCTTGACCGCCTCGGTGTTGTACAGGGTCAGCCCGAACGTCACGCCTGCGGCCTGTTCCAGCTCGTAGAAAGCCCAGTTTGCGCCAAAGGAAAAGATATTGTATTGCTCGTCCCGGGCTAGCTTGTAGGCCGTCTCTTGGGCTGTGGTGCACGTCTGCGTGATGCCGTCCAGCTTGGCGTGCATCAAATCAGATTGAAAGACCTGATTTTGCAGCCAGATGCGGTAATCCTCCTCGGTGATCTCGCCTGCGGCCAGCTGCGCCCGCTTGCGCTCGTCCAGCGCTTTGTACTTTGCAAGAAACTCGGTGAGCTGCTCCTGCATCTCCCGGCGGGCAGTGCCGTACACCCGGAGGATACGGCGGCGCAAGCGGTTCAGCTGGCGGGTAGAGATGCGGTCACGGTCGTTTGTCATACGTCATCGATTGTGTCAGGCAATGGCTTGACAGCTTCTTCACACGCTTTCCGAATAGCTGTTCTGTTGACTTCGATTGTAAAGTTTTTGCTTGCGTCACGATCTTCCAAACGTTCAACAGCAGAAATAAAGCGCAGCAGAATATCTTTTGCTTCTTCTGAAAGCTCGATTTCGATTTTCCCTTCCATCGGGATTTTAAGATTCGCCATCGTCTTCGTCCTCCTCCTCGTCCACGGTCTCCCGTGTTGCGCTCTCGGCCATCAGCGCGGCCTTGGCCTGCTTCTTTTGTTCCGGGGTCAGGTTTGGCAGCAGGTCAATGGCCATGTCCTGCCCGATGATCGGTGCCTCTGAAATCACCGTTGCGACCTGCTCAGCCGTGTTGGTGATCTTGCTGCGGTTGAATGCCGGCATCGCGTTGTCAAAGCCAGCCAGTGCGCAGATCTGCCGGATGAACGGCTTGACCTGCGCTTCGAAGTCGTCCGCGTTCTGGTTCAGCGGCTCATAGGCCGCATCCAGATGGTCGTTGGTGCTGTCCGCGCTGACACAGTGCACATCCAGCCCGCCGAAGTCCTCATACACCCGGGTGTGGAGCAGCTCCAACAGCGCCTGCCGGGCCGTCACGGGAATCTCGTTGGTGTAGGGGGTGATCTTGCCGCCTTCGCTGGTGTCTGCGCCTGCAATGTGGTACAGATTCAGCTTGACAAGGAACTCCTGCAGTTCGTCATCGGTCATGCCGTTGAAGTTCTCGCACAGCCAGTAGATCTGCGAAAAGTCCTGCAGGTCATTGCAGAAGCCGGACATCACCAGATCGGTGTTGTCGATGTAGGCTTTCAGGCCCACAAGGGTGCTTTGGTGCAGGTCGGAGCCCCACAGCGGCACAATGGGAAGAGCGCTGTAGTTTTCGCCCTCCACGCTTTCCAGCCCGCCGCCGGGTGTGGTGACGGTCACGCTCTTGTATGCTTGCTTCGGCGTTGTCTCCTGCATCACATTGCCGATTTTGCTTTCCGTGTACTCGGTAAAGCCGTCCAGCTCGTACAGGATATAGTGCATATCCGTGTCAGGATTCAGCCGCCAGAAGCGCACGCCTGCCTGCAAAAGACCTGTCTTTTCATCGTACAGGGGAGCGAACTCGATCAGCTTGAAAACCACCAGATGGTCGTTGTTCCAGAATCCGAAGCTCTCGCCGTGGATCAGGGCGAAATATCCGGCCTTCTGGATCTGCTCGTCAAAGTTCTGCCCCAGCTTGTCCTTGTCCACGCCATCGTCCGCAAAGACCACGCCGTTGCCGAGGGAGTATGTGGCTCTCTGCTTGTTGAGCCGCCGGAAAAGATTACTCTTGACCATATCGGGGTGTGGGGTGTCCTGCTTTGTGTTTTTGGATAGGCGTTTCAGCATCAAAGCGTAAGCCTGCGCGAAGCGTTCAGCCCCCGGGTTTTTCTGGGCGTCGTACAGGTCGGCGTCCAGCGCCATCTTGTACGGTCCGGAACTGCAGTGCTGCTGCACGAACCGCCGGATGAAATCAGGCTGTTCCCCGGCGGCTTGCGCCTGCTGAAAGGTCTGGAATGTATATACAGTGCTCAAAATCAATTCCTCAGTTTTACAAGGCGCTTTGTGCGCACGAAATAGCGGATAGCGTCCATGCAGTGGTCGTTTACCTTCAGCACGGTGTCGTCTTTGTCTGGATCCCAAGCGTACACGCCGAACTCTTCCAGCGTGTGCTTGCAGTCTTTGTAGATCTTCAGCCGCCCGGTCTGCAGCATGGTCTGCACATCCAGAATGCCGCTCAGAACGTCGTTGTTTGCCGGGGTTTGCGTGAACCCGTTCTTGCGCAGCTCTGTAATCAAGGGCAGGGCAGAGGGGTCAACGATGATCCTCTCCGGCTTGAGTCCGTTCAGCCACGCTTTCAGGTCTGTGACGTACTCGCCCACGGTCTTTTGCCGCTTCTGTTCGCGGCCGCTGTAGTAGTACTCCCGGGTGACGATCCAGCAGTCTGCATCTGCCTGTTTCTGGAACAGCAAAAAAACCGTTGCGTTCTGGGTGCCAAAGTCACACGCCACATAGGCGCTCTTTGGAGACAGCTCCGGCAGCACATCAACAACGTGCTTCTTGCGGTCGAACATGTCATATACAAGGCCCTCAGCCACCGTCCACAAGCCCAGAATGTAGCGCTGATAGAAAACGCCGCTGTACTGGCTGCGGTATCTGGCCTTGATGTCCTCGGAGAGTGACAGGTTGTCGTCCATCGTGAAATGGAGATACATCATCTTGCGGGAACGGCATTTCCGCACCCACTCCAGATAAAACCAATGCTGCGGGCTGCCTGGGTTGCAGTTGAACCAGAACTTTGACCCGGTGACAGAGCAACGGGCTGTGGCCTGATTGACGAAACTCTGCGGCATCAGGGCCACCTCGTCGAAGAATGCCCCGGCAAGGGTGATGCCTTGGATCAGGTCCTGACTGCTCTCGTCCTTGCCACCGAAAAAGTAAAACTCGTTGGTTCTGCCGCCCTTGCTGACGGTCATGCAGTTTTCTGCCCGGTGCTCCTTGACGTTGTAGCCCCGGGCTGCAAGCTGCTGCTTGAGTGTGCCCAGCACGTTGCGCCGGAAGCTGGCGATGGTCTTTCCGCACATGGCAAACTGCTGGCCGCTGTAGCAGGTCATAGCCCACTGGACAAAAGAAAAGCTCATGGCAAAGGTCTTGCCCGATCGGATAGCGCCATCGGCAATAATGCCGTTGTAACCGCTGTATGCGCTCTGCGGTGTCCACCAGCTCAAGACCTGCTTTTGCCGCTGGCTGAGGGCTTGCCAGCGAAAACCGTTACTTTTCCGCATTGTCGTCCTCTTCCTTTGGCAGAAGATCCACATCGTCAGGCGGGCTGAGGTCTGCGGCGGCATTCAGGGCCTCCACAAGGCCATCGTCCTGGACTTCAACGCCGCTCTGACCTCCCAGCATGGCAAACTTGTCCACGATGGTGCCGAACGCCGTTGACAGCTGCGGCAGTGTTGCTTCCGCGATCTTGTCCGGGTCAGCCATGGCTTTCAGATACAGCCCGAGAAGTTCTTGTGCTTCTCCTTGCTTGCTCTCCATATAGGCCAGCATGTCTTGCGCATTCTGCTCTTTTTTTAAGGCGCACAAATCCGCACACTTTGGATTATCTTTCACGATTTTCCGCACGGTGCTTTCTGCTACGTCGTTCAGCTTGGCGGCTTTGGCATAGCTCTGCAGCTGCACATAGTCAGCAACGATCTTCTTTTTTTGCCTGTCTGTCAGCCGCTTTGCGCTCACCGCCACCACCTCTCTAAACTCATGCAAAAGAAAAACCGCCCGGAAACCCGAACGGTCAAAATATCAAAATAAGCCGCCAGCCGGATTTGAACCGGCACCCACAGGCCCCCGCCGGGGAGTGGTTCAGTTCCTCGGATGTATCGGGATGTGAACTAGCCATGTGGTGTCACCAGCGTTGTCCAGCCTTAAATGGGCTGCGCTCTCCCAGTTGAGCTATGGCGGCATATAAGCAGCGCCCGTGCATTCAGTTCGTTGGACAGGCGTCAAACGGTGGGTGCTGCTGCATCCGGAACTTTCGCGGCCGGATGCCCCGCTATTGCGCGGCCCCCTCATAGGGCACGCAAGCACTCCCGGCAGGGATCGAACCTGCAACATGCGGTTTTGGAGACCACTGCTCTACCAGTTGAGCTACCGGAACATAGAAGCAGCCCGCGAAACGAGAGAAAGAAAAATGCCTGTCAAGCCTTGGGAGGAAAGCATTTTGGGGGGATTCGTTTCGGAGACTGCGTGGCAAGCGTCTTATCGCTTTCGGCGATTCCGCTTATACCAATTTTATCACTTTGCCTGTTTTTGTTGGATATTTGTAGCATGAATGTGCAATACAAGGAATCAAGACTTTTTTTGTGCGGTTTGTTGAGTATCGCCAAAACTGTCCCAAATCTCTGCCAGATAGATGCTGCCCCACTTGATGTAGATGGAGACCTGGTTTTCTTCCGAAAGCCCCAGCTCCTCACAGACCTCGCGCTGCTTTTTGTTCTTGACGTAGTACAGGCACAGGCAGTCAGCCTGTTTTTTGCTGGATTTGCTTGCCGTGATGCAGTACGCCCGCCGGGTTGCCTCAATGCGCAGCAGGCAAAGGTCTGTTTCCATCTGCTGCAGACGGCGCTGCTCGTCCGTGATATCTGCTGCAGCAAGCCCGACCTTGTCACCGGCACCACAGCCTCCGGGCATCCCGTTCAGGCTTGGGGTGGTCTTTTCGGCAACTTCCCGGATGCGCTGGATCTTCTGCTTTTGTGCTTCAACCGCCGCAGCCATATCCCGGCACTGTTGGAACCACGCCTTGACCGTGTGGTAGTCTACGCCGGTGCGTGGCTTTGGCTGTTCGCTTTCAGGTGTCCATTTGCGTGTCATTTGCGTGCCTCCTGTAGTAGTTCATATCGACGGTCTGCCCGCAACAACGGCAGTACGCAACAGGTTTGTTGTCATCGACGTACTGGTTAAGCGCGTTGCATTCCGGGCAGTTCCACGACCCGGAAGGAGCATTGTCTGTGTATGGCCATCGAACGCGGTTTTTCAAAAACATTGTTTCAATGTCTTTTCTGTTTTGCGAATAGTACAAAACATCTGTTGGTTCAACTTTACATCTAACGCATATTTCCCTGAATTTTTCATCCCATATCTCGATACACAGTTCGGTCAGAATGCCCAAGAGAAAAATCATAATTCCGAACCCTCCAACATAGCAGAGTGTTGCACCGATAACAAGAAAAACTTGGTTCATGTTATTTCTCCATTTCCTCAATCCAGATCTCCACTCTGGGGTTTTGCTTGTCATAGTCCACCCGGCTTCCGTCGTGGGCGGCAACGATGCGGCTGTTGTCGTCCTCCAACACCCGAACTTTCACCAGTATGTCGCAGGTCGCTTCTATCAGGTTGGCAAGGTCTACCTTGCGCCGGGTAGCCATGTAGTACACGCACCGCACGTTCACGCGGGCAGAGATGGGCTCAGGCGGGGCGCGTATCTGCCACAGGCAAGAGGTCTGGTATTCCTCAAACGCCGCGCTTGGGGCTACAAAGTGCCGTCCTCCGCGCCCTTGCAGGATGCGCGCACTGTTTTTCTTTGTGCGTGGGTCGCCGTAAAGGGTTATTTTCATCTGCCGTCCTCCACATAGCACCAGCTTTGGGGCGGCCTACTCAGATGGCAGCCATTGATTGCGCAGGTCGGTGGGAGCATATAGCTTCCAGACGGCTGATAGTGCTCGCAAGTGTCATTCCCGCAGACATCGGTCCCATTCATGCCACTAAAGCCATACCGGTAAAAGGTAAATAGAGACTTGGGCTTGTCATAAATCTTCAGGTCGGAGATGTGCCAGCCGCAGCCGTCACGGCCTTTGAGATATTTTTCGGCGGTTTCCTTGCTCATGCAGGCTGCTTCAAGAAGTTCATCTGCTGGTTTGTAATATGATCCGGGTGCCATAACGTACAGGCTTGCCGATTCCCAGCTTCCTGTTTCTCCAACATGGGTTAGGCCGGTAATTTTCTTACAGGTGAACTCGCCAATGACGTGCCCCCTTTTTTGGGGCCATCCACCGTGTTTCTTCGCGGAAACGTCCCAGTTGTCGTCGTCCAAAATAAACTCTTTACTTGCTGTCCGGGTACAGTAGATGTACACCTTAAACGGCGTTCCATGCACAGGGCAAGTCCTGCGCACCTCAACTGTCTTTTCTCCGTCAAGAATTTTCTTGCACCACTCAGGCCGGATGCTTATCAGAACAGCCTTCATTTTTTCATCATCCCCTCCATTGCCAGTTGCTCGCACTGCTTTTCAGCTTCCCTGCGCTGCTGGTCATACTCAAACAGCAGATCTGCGTACTCTCCGCCCACCCGGCGGATGGCTGTCTCCAGCATCTCCGTCACAAGGTCGGTGTACTTGTCCGAGCCCTTGCGGCTGTTCTTTGCAGCTTCCCGGGCTTCCCACAAGTCGGTGAGTTTGTCCCGCCTGTCAGCCGTGATCTCGCCATAGCCGTAGGCGTCCTGAATCTGCTCCATGCTTTCCCAGCCTTCCAGCTCTGCAAATGGATCCGCTTCAGCTTTTGCCATGCTGCGGGCTTTTGTCTTTTTCTTGACATACCGGGTCAGGCCATCCTGAATCACGGCGCGGGCATCGTCCATCGCCTTGCGGACGGCCTTGGCCTCCCGTTCTTTTTTGAGCTGGTCCGGCTGATTTGCCCATTCTGCCATTAGCTCCGATTTAGTTTTTGGCTTCATGTTTTTCCTCCATTTTGACAGCTTCACGAATGTCCAGGCTAAGAGCAAGATCCGCATACCACAACTGCCAATTTACAAACCAACTCCGGTTTACAATTTTCCCCATAAAGAAGATTCGTTCCTGCTCCATCAGATGATCGAGCGAAACGATATACTGTCCGGGCTTGTACTTCTTCGTCTGCGCCGTCTGTACCGTTTTCATTTTTACCCCCATTGTTCTGACATTGCCTTTGCCACGCCCGGAAAAGTCTTTGCGCGATTCCTTGCACGGTCAGTGGTAAACATTCCCTTGTGCTGCTCACCATGCTTATGCGAGTAAGATCCAGACGGGCACCATGTCGCGGTAGGTTCTACGATGTTTGTCGGGTGCAGTGGCGGCACACCGCGCTCCCACAGTAGAGTTTTCTTGCTGTACGGATGTCCGTACTCGTAGGGCTGGATTGCCTGCGTAGGCTTTGGGTAATCAAAAATCTTGCTGGGAGTAGGATTCTCAATCACCACTTTTTCGCAATCTGCCGCCCACACGGCAAGAAAAAGCGCCTTGCCGCGCTCCCGATGCCTGTCCTCATGGTCGCGGTGGTAAACGCTGCCGGATACCATCATTTGCCGGTTATAGTCCGTCTCTTTGGCGTGTTCTTTGCGCCAAGCGGCAAACTGCGGACAGTGGTCGTGACAGGCATGGTGCCGGTCTGGGCAGTCTTTACATGTCGGGTTGGTCATGTTCGGCTTCCTCCTCGTTAAACCAAAGGCGTGTTCCACATCCGGGACAAAATTTGTCAATGTAATAATTATCGTTGCATTCATACCCGCAAACAGGGCAAATTGTCGTACCTGTTTTTTCACGCCAGTAAAGCTTTTTTGGACGTTCGCCCGGCAGTTTAGGCATGGGCATCCAAAGCGTGAAAAGATCTGGCGCACTGGCCACGGTGTCCCACGTTGCTGATTGAGCAAAAGTCGCATCCATGTACTTCACGAGAACATTTCCGTGCGCAGAATCTTTTTCAGTCGGCGGCTCTTCTGCGGTCTTGCGCCAGCGCTGGACATCCGGGACGACTGCCGGGGCATCTTCCAGCACATCCATCGCGTCCATAATCTGACACGCGCGGCATCTTACGCCGTTGTAATTTTCGCAGCCACAGCAATATGCCGATTTGATGTTTGCGATGGCTTTTTCACGGTCGATATATTCGCTCATTTTTCAATCTCCTTCCTTGTCAGCTCGCTCACTCGCAGCCTTGCCGCTTCACGGGGGGCAGTTGTGATATCGGCCTGAGCCTGCTTTAAGAATTCGGCACGGCGGTATGTGAGGTCCGGCATTTCAGCCAGCTCTGCCAGTCCTCCCACGCTCCCGGCATAGGATTTTGCCGCCGGGGGGAGTTGGTCATACAGGGCTTTCAGCTCTTTCTGTCCGTCACTACGCAGCAGCCCGCCCTTTTCATCAATGCCGGTCACCATCGGGAACTTGCGCCAGCTCAAAAATGTCTGTGCCTTGCGTGCCGCTACAGCCAGAGCTTCCCATTCAGCGGACGGGTCAAGACACTGGGAAAGCTGCTTGAAGATGTCGGCCACCGTGACCGGATAAACGCAGACGCGATTCGCGGCCAGAAACGCCCGCTTCACCACTTCGCCGGGATAATCCCGGAACTGATACGTCCAAATGTCGATGGTGGTTTTCATCTCGTCATCGGACAGCGGTTTGGTTCCCAGCTTGTACAGCGTCGCGTTCATCAAGATCAGCTCCGCCGCTTCTTCCTTGGTCATGTGTCAAAACCCCTTTCTTTGTCCATGTTGCCCAGCACCCGGGCAAGCTGGTCTCTCGTGCTTTCTGCGGGCTTTCTGCCACCGGTAGCGCTGCCGAGTCTCGCCTGTTGCTGGCGACTCTCGTCATTTGCGGCTACATCGCCAACCGTCCGAACTCCTTCACGTTGCCAACTGGCTAAGATTCCGTTTATGTAGGCCCAAGACCGTTTATTTGCTTCCGCTGCCCTGTCAATTGCCAACAAAATCATGTCTGTGCCGAAAGTACACCGCCAGCTTTGCAGCTTTTCCAGTGCCGAACGTGGGAAGCTGCCTGCAACCTCCTCGTACCTCTGAACGATCTGCGCAAGACCTGCATCAGCTGCCGGGGCTTTCTCTTTGCTGTTATTTAAGCTGTCTCTATTAGGATAGATAACAGTTTCAGTAATAGGTTCAGTTACAGTAGCAGTTACAGATACAGTTGTATCTATACTGTACCGATACTGTATAGATAGAGTATCGGTACAGTATTTTCTGAACGCATCACTCTTGATGTTTTGCAGCGAATACTCAACTCCCTTCAGGCATTTGGGTGATTTCGACCAGTTATATTTGTGCCAGTTAAGAAGCAGTATCTCTTTCGTTGCCTTGTCATAGCGGATAACGTTGTGAACCGTTTCCATCCGATGGATAAGGCGATCCACAGTCTCTTCGTTGTATCCAAGCTCTCTGCTCGCTTGCCGCTTGCCCAGCTCATAGCATCCGCTCAAAGTGGTGTGCGGATTGGTGAGAAGGTAGAGATAAAAGTATTTATCTTCAGGAGTGAAGTCATCGTCCACCTTCGGGTCTGACCAAAAGTTCGGCGAAACACAACGAAAAATTGCCATCTGCTCACCTCCTTTCTCTCAACAGCGAATCAGAACGGCAAATCGTCCGTGTCCGAAATCGGGCGGTCATCGCCGTTGTAATCGGGCGCTGCCGCCGGGGCCGGTTGTTTATCCGGTGCGGGCGCAGAAGCGTTCTGTGGCGGCTCAGAGCCGGTGTCAAAAGGCGTTTCACCGTCTACCGGCTCGAAACCGTCCGTCTGGGGCTGTCCGGGCTGGTCACAGAACTGCTGCATAATGTCGATGCCCTGCTGCACCCACCGGGCAGCAACAAGCCCGCCAACGACAACGCCCTCGACGTTATGCAGGTTCCAGTAGGTTGTACCGTTCGCGCCGGTATTGCTTTTCAGCTCGCCGCCGCAAATCTCGACAAAATCACCCTTCTGAAGGAGGCCGTCCCACTTGTCGAGATCGCTCCAAATACAGCACTCGACAAACATATTGCTTCGGTTGCCGGAGGCATCTTTTGTACTATGAGCCTTGACGCTCAAGCTGAGGAACGGCTTTCCGGTCTTCGTTTCCTTTAGACTAGGGTCGCGAGAGAGGGTTCCGGTGATCTTCGTCCCGGTCTTTGTCTGAATAATCATTCGGCATCACCGCCAAACGGATCATCGTTGGTGTCGGTGGTTTCGACTGCAAACGGTTCGGGCTGCTCTTTTTTCGGCTTCAGCTTGCGAGGCTGCATAGCGCTGATTTCGGGCTGCTCGTTCTCGACCTCGCGGTAGGATGCTTCTGCAGCTACCGGAACCTCGCTCTCATCGTAGAGGCTGCCAAACGTGGCCGGGAAGGATTCGCGCAGCGCGTGAACCAGCGCTACCTTGCGAATCATGGTCGCGGGCTTCGTCACCCACATGGATTTCTTGGTGTCGTACTCGCTCAGCTTCACTTCCTCGTAGAAGGGGCGGCTGCGGTCCTTGCGGTAGGCTTTAGCCCAGCCGCCGACCAGCTGCTCGTCCTCGTAGACGATAGAGCCTTCGCGGTGGATAATCTCGCCGACTTCCGGCACGAATACGATAACGCCAGCTTCAAATCCGTCATACTGCGGATGACGCTCGGCCATCTTCATGTAACAGGTCTTGCCCAGCACGATGGTGGAAGCGGTATCGCCGTTCTTGTTGTCGTAGTGGATAAGATAGGCTTCCTTGGTAAAGGGGTTGAGGTGGTACTGCTTGCAGGTCTCCAAGAAGATGCGGCACTCTGCGAAGGTCGCATCCTTGCAGATGAAGTTCCGCACCTCGTCAAACGTGACGGTCAGATGCTGGCCGTCCATGCTTTCAATCTCGACCGGCTTAGATTCTGCGACCGGCTGCATCGCCTCGGTCTGCTTGACCTGAGCAGCGAAGGAGCGACTCTGAACTGTGGTAGTAGTATTCGGCGCAGCAGCGCCAGTGCGTGAAGTGAAACCCATTTTTGTTACCTCCTAGAATGTTGAAGATTATTTGATGCTGCCGAAATCGAACCCGCGTTCTTTGGCAGCGTTGCGGAACCATGCAATGTCCTCTTTGGTGAACTCGACCCAGAAGTAATAGCGCTTGCGGGAGGGAACCTCCTGTGCAGCAGAGAAGCTTTGCATCGCTTCCGTGTCCAGACGACCTTCCGGCGTGATAAATGCGTTTGCCTGCGTTGCAGCAGCGGCTCTCGCTTTCATCTCGCGTTCTTCTGCAGTCGGGGGAATAATTACCGGAGCGGCGGCCCGCGCCAGCTCTGCCACCTTTCTTGCGGCCTCTGCCTCCCTCTGTGCCTGCCGGGACTTCTCGCGGCGGTTATGCTCGCGAACGGCTTCGTTGGTGCTCAGGTTGCGCAGGTATTCGGTGGTGCAGGGTTCGACGTCTTCTCCGCAGTTCTCGCGGATGAATTCCAAATCGCTGCGGATGTTCTCGATGGACTGGCACAGGGACTTTTTTGCCTCCGCAATGGCGAACGTCTTGTTCAGCCAATGGCTGTCTAACAGGCGCTCAAACGGAATAAGCGGTTCCAACTCGCCGATGTTGTCCCGGTAGATCAGGCGCAGGGTAGAAGCCTTTTCTTCCTTTTCGGCGGCCTCCACAGCCTTGACCTGTGCGTCAATCGCTCCGGAAATCTCCTTGCATTTGCCCTGCATCTCCTTGATGCTCTGCTGGAAATCTTCCAGCGGCTTCATGTAGAGCTTCTTCGCTGCCGTGGCAGCAGCTCCAAGCTGCTTATCCCAACCGTTGACCTTTGCCCGGTCCTCCTTGGCGCTCTTGATGCTCTCCGGGGTGTAGACCCGGCCTTTGTAGGCCGCCAACATCTCGTCAAGGTTCCGTTCAACCTCGTCCTTGTTCCAGCTCATGGCCGGAATTGCCGGGCGCTCCACCCGGACGGTCAATTCATTTTCCATCTGTAAAAACCTCCGATTTTGTGATATCATCGGGGTGATGGGGCTTTCAAATTCCATCAACCCTTGCAGCCTGTCGGTGTTGCTGCACCGGCGGGCTTTTTGCTTTTGTTTGAGCAGCCTCTTGTGGCAGGCGGTGGCAGACTGTCCACCTCGTCGCGCTTTATGACTTCTTGAAAAAAGGAATACTTGTGCGGATTTCTCTTTTTCTTGCGGCAATGATAAACCGATGATGCAAAACTGTTTGCGCTTTTATAGCCGAGCCGCCGGGCGCACATATCAGATGTGCCGGATGCAAGCAGATTGCCAGTTTTTGCATCGTACACGGTGTACCACATGACATGGTGAACAGTGTCAGGCATACGTTATCTCCCCGGATTCCTCTTGCAGCATCTCCCGCACGTTGTCCATTTCTTCGGCGCACATCTCCCAGACGTTTGCCCGTGCGGAGTATCCAGCCCGAACAACAATGTCATCTGAGGCTTCGGCTTCTCGCCTGCAACGTTCGGCAAGCCGCGTGTAGGATTTGACTTTGCCCTCAACGTACTCTTTGGCCGTCATCATGCCCCACGCTCCTGATTCTCCGGATACTCCGGGTTGCGGGCGTGGGTGCGGTTGATCTTGCCGCACTTGCGCCGCTTTGCGGCTCTCTCCCTGTCCTCTGCGGAAAAGCCCAGACGAGCCAGCAGAACAGCGGCCAAAATCAGCACCAGCGACACCGAAAACAGCGTGCCGGAGATGTATCCGGTGGTCTGTGCGGTGCCCTCTGCACCCATAGCTGCGCCCATTCCAACGCCGACTAAAATGACAGCCAGCCAGTAGTAAGTAGTGGATTTGATCTTCATGCGGATTCTCCTTTCTCAAGTGAGGGGAAAAACAGTTCCCCAATCTCATCCTGTCGGATGTCCAGCAGTTCACACATTGCTGTGATCTCTGCGCTTGTCCACGGATTGTGCCCCTGCATCCTGCCGCTCATGGTGTCCCGGCCAATGCCGATATACTTGGCGACTTCCTGATCGCGGTAGCCGCAGCTGTGGAACCGGCCCCGAAGTTTCCAGTACGGAATCTGCCGGAAGGTGCCCTGTACGACATTCATCATGCTTTTTCAACCTCTTTTCTTTGATATGCTCCAACCGTTCAGGCTGCCTTGCATCCCAGCGCTGTTCGAGCCAGCGCTTGTTGTAGTGCTTCTTCACGGTTAAGCCTCCACAAACTCGCCATTTTTGAGGGTATAGTAAACGTTTTCTCTGATGGCAGAACCGTCCACGCGGGCCATTTTGGCACAGATCATGTGACCGTCATCATCGTGCTCGGTCAGCACCAGATAGCAGCCCAGTGCGCCGCACGCCTTACCGCAAGCACCGTTTACAACGGCAATGCTATCTTTTCCGTCTGCTTTTGCGCTGCAATAAGACCCAGTGGCTGCCGCTGTGCTGTAATTGCCGCTGGAGCCCGCCGTGCTGGAATAGCCGCTGGAGCCCGCCGTGCTGTAATTGCCGCTGGAGCCCGCCGTGCTGGAATCG